ACAGGCTGGACATTAAAAGACAACGCAGGATTAAATAATTATGTAGACTTTCCTTATGCGGGAATGTTAGATAGTTTAGCAAATCCTCAACTTGACTTGGGATGGGCAATGCCTAAGGCGATTAATTACGGATTAGGTAACACTACTTACACGAATGGGAATTTGTACAATAGATTCTGGAGAAAGACCATTGAAGAGATTACCGACAAAGATTCAAAGTTAGTAGGAGGTTACTTTCACTTGACCGAGAATCAATTTGCGAATCTTGACTTTAGAAAGTTCTACCAAATAGATAAACAATTCTACCGACTTTATACCATCGAAAACGACTTGACTAATAACGAGCCTTGCAGACTTGAGTTCTTGAAATTAAAAGTAGCACCTCCGTTTATCCTTCAATCAGGAAGTGGTAATGGTGGAGGCGGTGCAGTAATCGACAATGAAGATATGCCAATGTTCACAACTAAGGACAATGGGCTAATTTTTACAGACGAGAAACGAAAGCAAACAACCGTTCAAGGTTTAAGCGGTACTGATTCATACTTTTTAAATTTCAGCGAAGAAGTTTCTTTTTACGAAAGCGGTGATGATATTATTCTTCCCGATGCTGAACAAGAATTGTTAGGTGGAGTTCAGCCCATTATAAGAATCAAGAACATCAATGGAGGTTCGGTTAAGTTATACCCAATCAAAGTAGGGCAAACAATAAATAGTTCAAATAGCTTTACCTTACAAAATCACCATACCGTTGAATTGATGGCGTATAAAGGTAAGTGGCAAGTAATGGTAATAGTAAACACAGGAGGCTCATAAATGAATGAACTAATAAAGAATTTTAGCGAGATTAGACACATTAAAGAATTACTAAGTGATTCGGATTTTATAGATATACTTAAAGAAATTGAGAAATGATAAATAACATATTAATTGCGATAGGACTCAAAACAGGAAATTCCGAAGCCGAACTTAAAGACCTTCAAAAGGGTTTAGATAACACAGGCAAGAGTGCTAAAGAAGCGAAAAAGCAAGTAAGCGACTTTGATAAGTCAATAGACAATATTCCGGGCAGCGCAGGGCAAGCGGCAAAGGGAGTAAAAGACTTATTTAATAGTTTTAAAGTACTAATTGCAACGCCTATCGGGATAGCTATTACCGCAGTAGTAGCAGCGTTAGGGGCTTTGTATGCCATCTTCAAAGACTTTGCTCCATTAACTGATTTGATTACTGATAAATTTGCAATGTTAGGAGGTGCTTTTAGGGGCTTACAAACTGCGGTTTATAACTTTACTCAAGGTTTAGGGTTCAGCACAAAGGCAATAGGTGAGCAAGCAGCAGCAGCAGAGCAAGCCTCTAAGATGTTACGAGATTATGAGGACAATCTTAGCGCATTTAGTTTAAAGCAAGCCCAATATGAGGCTCAAATTGACAAGTTATTAAAGCAAGCTAAGAACAAATCTATCAGCGAGAAGGAAGCAAATGAATTAATCAAAGAAGCTACTCGTTTACAGAACCTTCAAATAGAAGACTTAAAAAGAAACCAGAGGGAGGAAACTGCAATCTTAGTTCAGAAAGCAAAAGCGGCAGGGGCAACTTATCAACAAATCTTAGCTATTCAAAAAGGTGCAACTATTGAAAGTTTAAATAACGTAAATGATGCGGCAGACGATGAACTAAAGGCACTTCAAGAAAACTACACTAAGAGAGTGCAAGCCTTAGGTAACTTGGAGGAGAAGAGAGAGAAGATAAACAACGCAAGCGCAGTCATAGATGAAAAGAGAAAAGCTAAAGAAGAGAAAGCAATAGCCGACTTACAAAAGAAAAAAGAAGATGCGTTAAAAGCAGAAGAGGAAGCGAAAAAGAAAAAAGAAATCTTCGACAAAGACAATGAAGAGCGGGCTAAAGAACTAAGAGAAAAAGAAAAGAAGCAAGAGCAAAACGATAGGGAAAGAACAAAGTCTTTAAATGAATCAGAGCGTGAACAACGTGCGCAGGATTTAGAAGATTTAAAAGCCATTGCAGAAGACGAAAGATTAACAAGGGAACAAAAACTTGCAGAAATAAAAAGCATTGAAGACCGAAGGACGAACATAGAACAAGGTGCAGCGGATGCGAGAAAAAAAATAGCAGAGGCAGAGGCTAATGCCAAGATAGCCACATTAGATGCTTATAGTCAAATATTAAATTCAGCATCAGAGATGGCGGGCAGAGATACGGCAGCGGGTAAAGCGTTAGCAGTTGCATCAGCTACTATTTCAACCTATACTGCAATAGCTAAAACATTAGCAGCATTTTCTGGAGTTCCAATTCCGGGTTATGCAATAGCCCAATCAATAGCGACAGGGGTGGCGGGGATTGCAGCGGTTAAAAATATATTAGCGGTTAGAGTTCCCGGAAATGATGGTGGCGGTGGAGGAGGTGGTGGAACTCCAAGTCTTCCTCCTGTTATCAGACCTTCATCTTCCTTCACTCGGTTAGGTAACGAAGAGCCAATAAGAACAACTAACGAAGGCGGCAAGGTAAGAGTATTTGTAACTGAATCAGACATCACGAACGCTCAAGAAAAGGTTAATAGCATCAAGACTAAAGCGACAATTCAATAATACTAAAACTCAATAATTTATATTTAAGATTATGAATTTACCATTGTTTGAATTAACAATAGACGATAACGAAGAGAGCGGAGTAGATTTTATTGCTTTAGTAAAAAGTCCTGCTATCGAGTTGGAGTGGCAAGCCTTTAATGCTGAAGTGAAAATTATAGTATGTAAGAATTGCGGACATAGTTGGGACATCGCAGATGGAGGAGATAAACCTTATATGTGTAAGTGCGGAACTGACAATGAAGAATTTATTATAGAACCAAAACCCAACGAAAGTTCAAATGATTTTATGAGCCGTTGTATAGCTACTGAAATCGACAATGGATATAGTCAAGACCAAGCCGTAGCTATTTGCTATTCAAAACTAAATAAGGATAAGTTCGATAGTTATTCAGACTATCCAGAACAAGCTAAGGAGAACGCTAAAATTGCCCTAAGATATGCAGAGGAGAACGGATGGGGAGATTGCGGAACTGAAGTCGGCAAAGCAAGAGCAAATCAATTGGCAAAAGGCGAACCAATAAGTAGAGATACCATCGCAAGAATGGCGGCATTTGAACGTCATAGACAGAACTCACAAAAAGAATTAGGAGATGGATGCGGAAGATTGATGTGGTTAGCGTGGGGAGGAGATGCAGGAGTTGAGTGGGCATCGAGAAAATTAAAAAGCATAGATAAAGAATCTAAGTTTGCGTTCAAAGCAGATAAGGAAAAGAAAATCATAAGTGGGGCGGCAATGATTCCAAACATTCCTATCCTTAGGAAGCGTGAAGATGGCTCACTTTATAACGTATTTTTCAAACCCGAAACGATTGAAAAAATAGTTGAGAGATTCTTTAAACACGACTATACAAAGAACTTTAACAAGTCGCATAGTTCAGAGATTGCAGAAGGAGTTTACTTGATAGAATCTTTTATCATCAATTCTGAAAGAGGGATAATGACTCCTAAAGGTTATGATAAAGTTCCAGACGGAACTTGGTGGATTTCTTGCAAAGTTGAGAACGAAGAAATTTGGCAAGACTTCATTAAGACAGGCGAATTTAAAGGATTTTCGGTCGAGGGAATCTTTAAGCATAGCAAGTCGCAAGACGATGAAATTATCGAGGCTTTACTTGAATTAATTACTAATTAAAAAAATATAAATATTATACATTATGGAATTAAAAGACCTAATCAAAAAAAACCTACCTGCTTTAAAGAAGATTCTTTTCGAAGAAGATAAAGTTGAGGTAAAGATGGATGAAGCCAAACTAAGTGATGGCGTTACCATAGTTAAATGGGAAGGAGAACTTGCAATGGGTTCACCTTTGTATGTGATTTCAGAAGAAGGCGTAACTCCTGCACCAGACGGAACTCACGAACTTGAAGATGGCAGAGTGATTGTATCTCAAGACGGACTAATTACTGAGGTTAAGACTAAAGAAGAAGAAGCAGAAGACGAGGGAGAAACTGAAATCGAGATTGAGAACTTTGCAAAAGTAGAAGATGTTAAGAGCATCGAGGTAAGACTTTCAGCTATTGAAGCAGATAGTACCGCTAAGACTTTAGTTGCTAAGTTTGAAGCATTAAAAGCAGAGAACGACACCTTGAGAACAAGTCTTAAATTAATGTTCGAAGTTGTAGAAAAAATCAGCGGAGAACCAGAAGAAGTGGAAGTGATTGAGCCAGAGAATAAGGATAAGAAGAAACTTGACTTATTTAATTCAATCGAACAAGTATCAAAAATTTTAAACAAAAAATAAAAAAATTATGGCATTTAATGTAACAGGCTTATTAGCCTACACCAAACCAAACGAGCGTGAACTAATGATTCAATCATTATTCACAGCTAAATCTATTCAGTTGGCAACTAAGATGCCAAACGTGAAATCTACAATGCAAGTAAACGTGATGGATACTGATGCAGTATTTCAAGCGGGAGCATCTTGCGGATGGAATGCAAGTGGTACTACTGTTTTCTCAAACAGAACTATGACCGTTGCTCCTATTAAAGTTCAAGAGGCATTATGCCCTAAAGACCTTGAAACAAAGTATCTTCAGTTGTTATTACCTTCGGGTTCAAATCCTAAGACCGTTCCTTTCGAAGAGCAATATGCTACTTTGAAGACAGGTTTAATCGCAGAGCAATTAGAAACTGCTTTTTGGCAAGGTAACACTTTATCTGGTAACGGAAACTTAAACAAATTTGATGGTGCTTTAAAAATCATTGATGCAGCAAGTGGAGTTATCGAAGCTAACGTATCAGGATTTATGACAGGCGCACCTTATAGCGTATCAGGTGGAATTACTCCTTCAAATGCCATCGCAATTATGCAAGGTATTTACAGAGCCATTCCTGTTGAGTTATTAGGTAAAGAAGACTTAAGAATCTTCGTAGGAATGAACACATTCAGAGCCTATCAAATGGCGTTAACAAACGCTAACTTGTTTCACTACAATACTGATGCAAGCAATGGTAGTTTTGAAATCGTTATACCGGGAACTAACTTAACCGTAGTAGGTGTAAATGGTTTGAACGGAACTAACAGAATCATCGCTATGAGAACTTCTAACTTATTCTTTGGTTGCGACATCGCAGACGAGGAGTACAAGTGGGAAATGTTCTATGCAGTTGAAGCAATGGAAGTACGTTGGAACGTAGAATTTAAAGCGGGTGTTCAGATTGCTTTACCAAACGAGATTGTTAAATTCACTTTAGCTTAGTAGTATATGCCTTGCGCAATAACATCAGGATTTACCATCGATTGCAAGGATGCAGTCGGTGGTCTTAAAAACATTTACTTAGCGACAGGCGTAAGTGGTTCAACAATTACCTCAAGCGTAAGTGGTGGAGTAAGTTTGGTGTCTGGAGTTACCTTTTACAAATACGAATTAATGCCGCAAGGTGCTGATTCATTTGAAGAGGCAATTCAATCTAATCCTGCCAATGGAACAATCTTCTACCAACAAACGGTAGTAGGTAACTTCCCTAAGATGAGTCAAACAAGTAGAAATAAGTTTCAAGCGATTGCACAAACTAAACCTTTAGTTGTAATCGAAAAGAAAGACGGAACTTATTGGTTACTTGGACAAGTTTATGGATGTGAAGTTACGGCAGGAAGTCATTTATCAGGTTCGGCAATGGGAGATTTCAATGGACAAACACTTACATTAGTAGGTAATGAAGCCAGCCCAGCGCAACAATTGACCTCGATAAGTGCAATTACAATCGGAGTTTAGTTGTTTTTTCATATTTTAGTTGTTAAAAGAGCCACTTGGAGTAAAATCTAAGTGGCTTTTTTACTATCAACCCACTTATTTATATTTAATGATATGATTAACCTTAATTTTGGGAACAATAATGTAGCTTTAACGCTAAAAGAAAGCACTACAATAAGCAATCCTAATTATTTATTTCAGTTTATCAATGCTACTTCACTTGAGGAAGTGGTTTTTATTGCCTCTGATACATCAAATTTCAAAGATAGATATAACTTATTCGTTATCCAATTGGTTGCAAAAAACGCTATTAACTTGCTTAATGGGCAAATTTACCTAAACGATAATGGTTATTGGACTTACAACGTCTATCAACAAGCAAGTCCTACTAATTTAAACTTAGAACTTACAGGTGCATTAGTTGAAACAGGGAAAGTCCTATACAATTTTACTCAAGACGATACAATAGAACTCGAACAAGATAATAAAGTGATAATTTATGGCTGATTATAGTACAAGTCAACGCATTGGATTTAGTGCCGAACCTTTGAGTTCGTACCAGATTCCTTTGTTTACTAAAGATAGAAGAAACGAATACGTTAACTATGGCGAGGATAATAACTATCCTCAATATCTATGTGATTTATTTAATCGTTCAGCAAAACATAACGCTATCTTGACCGCTAAACAAAAGTGGACTTACGGCAAAGGGTTAAAGGTAAGAAAAGACGAGAACTTAGATTCAATGATAAAGGCTCAACAACTTTTATCAAAGCCAAATCAATTTGAAAGTTTGAATGACATCTTTAAAAAATTAGCTTTAGACAAAAGGTTATACGGAGGTTACGCTCTTCAGATAATTTGGGATAGAGGCGGTCAAAAGATTGCTAAGATATTTCACGTTGACTTTTCTAAGGTTCGTAGTTCGGTAGATAATTCTAAATTCTTCTACTCAAATAATTGGGCAGATAAAAAAGAAACCATTGTTGAGTTTAACGCATTTAATTCGGACAGAAGAAAAGGTTTACAACTCTACTATTGTAAGGATTATAGACCAACACTTAAGACTTACCCTTTGCCTGATTACATTGCAGCCGTTCCTTATATTGAAGTAGATGTTGAGATTGCAAACTATCACAGAGCAAATATTCAGAACGAGTTTTTCTTTGGAGGTATTCTTAATTTTAATAACGGAGTTCCAACCGATGAGGAACAAAAAGATTTAGTTCGTAGAATCAATCGCAAACATCAAGGCACTAACAATGCAGGAAGGTGGATTATTAACTTTTCAGACGGAGCGGACAAAGCACCGAATGTGATTCCTATTCAACCTAATGACTTAGATAAGCAATTTGACATCCTTAATAAGACGGTTCAAGAAGAATTGTTTGTAGCGCATCGAGTTACTTCTCCTATGCTTTTAGGAATAAAAACTGAAGGTCAACTTGGAGGAAGAACCGAGATGGTGGATGCTTACAAGTTATTTGATTTGAATGAGATTAAGCCAGACCAACAACACTTTGAAGAATTGTTTAATTACTTCGCTGCGATAAATGGTGCGATAAATGCTTACGAAGTTTTGCCTTTAGATTTACCTTCTCCAACTTTGAGCGAAGATACTTTAGTTAAGGTTGCGACTGAATCGGAGTTAAGAATTATGTTAGGTTTACCCGCAGAAAAACCAACTAACGAAGTAGTAGTTGAAGAGAAGCAAACCTTTGCAAAAGAGTGGACAAAGGACATCGAAGTCTTTGCTGAATTTGGCGAGAGTGCAGACGATTACATTGAAATAACTTCAACACAAGTTCATTTATTTGAGGATGCTGAACTATTTGAAAGACAACTTGAAGCAGGAGAGTTGCAAATGTTAGACGAGGGCAGGCAAAAATTTGCAGAAATCGAAGCGAACACTCCAGAAGAGAACAAAGTTTTAGAGTACGTTAAGAAAAACCCTATCTCAACAAAAGCAAACATAGCGAGAGAAACAGGATTAACCGAAAGTCAAGTTGAAACTATTATCAATTCTTTAAGAGCGGCATCAGTTCTATCATTAGTTGAAGGTGCGTGGAGTATTAACAATAAAAGACCCTCTAAGGCATTAGTCGATAGGATAGCGGATGAGATAAAAAGTCTTGAAGTAAAGTACAAGTATACAGGACCGAAAGATTCTAAGAATAGAGAATTTTGCGCAGCACTTTTAGACCTCAATAAAGTTTATACCAGAAAAGAGATTGACACTATTTCTAAAAGAGTAGGGTACAATGTTTGGAATAAACGTGGAGGATGGCAGACGATAAAAGGGACTGATATTCATCTTCCATTTTGCAGGCATACTTGGAACTCGGTTTTAACACAGAAAAAGAAAAGATAAATGGCACAAGTTTTATTTATAAGCGAAGAAACTCTTAAAGAGAATAGCGTAGTAAGTGCGAATGTTGACCCAAAGTTATTTAGGTCGGCTATAACAGACGCTCAAGATATGTATCTATTGCCTATCTTGGGAACTAATCTCTATAATGATTTAGTTACAAGTGTGAGTGGGTTTGCGGTATCTGGAACTCCTATATCAGTACCTTATCAGACCTTACTTGATACCTATATTAGACCTTGTTTAGTTAAATACTCGTTGTTTAGAATGGTTATTACGTTAAGTTATAAGTTTCAGAACAAAAATGTAGGAGTAAAATCCAGCGAATTTAGCCAACAAGCGGGCTATTCTGACCTAACTAAGTTAAAGGAACAGAGTTTAAACGATGCAGAAGTTTACGCTGAAAGATTGAGTAACTTCCTTTTAGCTAATAACGCTACTTATCCGAAGTATTTAACGCAAGAAAACGCAAATATCGCAACTATCTTCCCTAATAAAAACAACTACACTAATGGGATGTTCTTAGGCGATGATTGTGATTGCGATAATATACCCGCAAGAATCAAATATTCAGGAAACACTTTTAGATGTTAAAAATATGGCAAGATTAAAAGGTAGTGCAAACAAGAAAAACGAAGAGTTATTAAGAATTTACTTAAGTAAAAATGAATACAAGTCTAAATCAGGTAGTAAAAAAGTTAGAGGGTATAGCGCAAAACCATCTCCAGATAAAGGGGTTTAAGTTCTGCGATGTTGCCGACTTAGAAGCGGAGAGTAGTTTACTTTATCCGTTGCTTTGGTGCGATGTAAGACCTTCTTCATTTGCGACTAAGGTAGTAACTCTATCTATTCAAATTAGTGTCTTAGACATCGTTCTAAAAGACTTGAGTAACGAGCGAGATGTCTTGAGTGATTGCTTGCAAATTATTTCAGACGTAGTCAACGAGTTGAGAAACCCGAGTGAGGATGAGTTTATAATCTCCGACTCAATAACTGCAACTCCTATCAAGGATAGTTATCAAGATGAAGTAGCGGGTTGGAATTGTTTGATTTCATTAGACATTGCAAATCCTTATAATAGATGCGCAGTACCAATTACTTAAATTAAAAAAAATAATATTTACAATTATGATACTTTTAGAAAAAATTTTAGGCGGTCAAGGATGTTTATTCATTGATGCAGCAGTTACGGGTCGCAGATTCTACGCTCTTGTAGTAAATGACGATTGCGTATTAACTACCTTAACAACGGCAGGAGGTCAAAA